TGCTTGTGTCTGTACCAGAACAGTCGAACCAGCCTGAACCAGCCGAGATCAACCACGACCAGCCAAGACTCGAGACGATCGTGCCTGACTGTGACGGATCGTGGGGGAGCCTTGTGGGGGACATGGCTTTAGAGCTGCTTCACATAGAGCTCATGCCTTGGCAAGTTCATTGTCTTGAGCGGATGCTTGGTTTCACCCATGCTCCTGACGGACAGGATGATCTTGTGCATCGCTCAAGTCTTGTATCTGTCGCGAGACAAAATGGTAAGACCGTCCTGATTCAATGCTTGATCCTATTTTGGCTTTTGGAGATGCCAAAGATCCGAGGCACAAAACAAACGATCCTTTCTACTGCTCACACTTTGACGCTCGGGACTTTGCTCTTCGAGGAACTCGCGCCAACCCTTGAGCGTCTAGGTGCAACGATCTACAAGTCGTATGGTCGTAACTCCGCGACGATGCCAGACGGATCTCGGTGGATGGTGCGCGCGGCGAACCCTTCAATCGGTCACGGAATGTCGGTGGATCTGATCTGTGCGGATGAGATCTTTGACATCTCGGAGATCGCTATGGCTGGCCTTATCCCAACCCAGCGCGTCCGAAGGTCTCCGCTCCTAGCAATGTTCTCTACCGCTGGCACGGAATCAAGTTCGCTCTTTATCAGACATCGAGAGAACGCGCTCCGACTGATTGACACAAACAATCCTTCTAACTTCTACTTCGCCGAATGGAGCCCACCGCCAACAGTGGATCCAATGTTGGAATCGTCATTCGGCTGGGGCAACCCGGCACTTGGACACACTTTGACGCTTGAGACTTTGCGCGCTGAATCTAAAGATCCTGACCGCTCAAATTTCCTTAGAAGCTCGCTTAACATGTGGATTGCCAGCACCCAGTCATGGATCCAAACCCACTTATGGCCTGACCTCAAGTACGACGGCCCGATCCCAGCTGGCGGCGTCATCTCCGTCGAGGCATCAATGGACGAATCGCGCTACTTCGCTACCAAGTCGGTCGCACTTGGCGACGGTCGTACTTGTGTCTCGGTTGCCTTCACTGCCGAAACTGCTAAAGAATTGTGGGCTCATGTCGGAGCATTGGCGGCGGCGGATCCTGCGATTAAGTTCATCTTCTCGCCAACGATTGACGCGCACTGTCCGCCTGTCTTTGAGCGTCGGCGCGTCGTCATGGGATACAAAGAGATTCTGCAATACACCCCCATAGTAAGAAACATGATTAGTGAAGGTCGCCTAGTTCACACTGGGGAAGCCATGCTTGCCGAGCATGTTTGTCGAGCGGTCATGGTGAGGACTCAAGGCTCGATCGCAGTGTCGTCGCAGAAGTCGGCTGGCCCGATTGAGCTTTGTCGGACGATGATTTGGGGAGCGGCAGCAGCTGCACGACCAGCAAATTCCCAGAAGCCGATGCTAGTCACTGTCAATCAGTAACATCTTCTTGGCACTCGTCCGCTTGCTTGCCTGTCGTCGGGATACCGCAACTGACTGGGCGAGTGCCACCACAATCCGAGCGCAATGTGTAATCTTGTGCTATGGGAATCTTTGATCGCAAAGTAAACAAGGCTGCTATCAGTCCCGCGCCTGCCAAAGCCGCTGCAGCTAGCGCAATGAACCCCGGGTATAGCTCAAGCAATGTTGGCGTAAATATGATCGGTCAGTATTACACCTACCAAGAAGGACAACTTCGCGCAGCGGCAATCTCGATCCCAGCAATCTCACGCGCACGCGATCTACTTGCATCGGTCATTGGTTGCCTGCCATTACAGATGTATAACGAAATGTGGAACGGCGAAGAAATGGAGCGCGTCTATATCGCCCCCCGATCTTGGCTGCGTCGCCCAGACCAAACCGTTCCCTACAACTTTTTAATGTCATGGACTTTTGACGACTTGTACTTTTACGGTCGCGCTTTTTGGTACATCACTTCGCGCACCGCTGACGGATACCCAGCAACCTTTACTCGACTTCCTGCAGGCTCCGTTACGACAACCGACATGGCTGGCCCAGTGTGGTTTGCACCTTCTAAAGAAGTTTATTTTCAAGGCGGACAAATAGACCCTGCGAACCTTGTGCAATTTTTGTCGCCAACTCAAGGCATGGTCTATTCATCACAAGCCGCTATTGAAACAGCGATCAAGATTCAAGACGCGAGGGCAAGAAACGCGAGCAGCTCCATTCCTGCCGGGGTGCTTCGTCAGACTGGCGGCGAGCCTTTAAGCGCGCAAGAATTGGCTGATCTAGCTGCAGCGTTTAACACTGCTCGAGCAACTAATCAGACTGCGGCTCTTAACGAATTCCTCACATACGAACCCACAACAATGAGTCCAGACAAGATGCTTCTTATCGAGTCTGCTAACTACAGCGCGTTAGAAACTGGCGGTCGTATTGGCAATGTTCCGCCATACCTGATCGGCGTATCTACAGGATCGTATTCATATCAGTCTTCGCAACAGGCTCGCATGGACTTGCTATTTTTTGGCGTCAAGTTGTACGCAGATGCAATCGCAGAAACATTGTCAATGAATAATGTTTTGCCTAACGGAACTTTTGTTGCCTTTGACTACGAATCGTATTTAGAAGAAAACTACTTAGCAGACAAAATGGAAAGTCCAGTACAAGAAGACACTCAAGAGGAGATTGCAAACTAATGATCAGACTTACAGCTCAAAGCGTCAGCATTGACGCAGCCGCTAGCGACGGCACACCAACTAGAACTATCACAGGAATCGCAGTCCCCTACGGCGTCGCAGCGACCGTCTCCGACGGCACAGAAGTCATCTTTGAGCGCGGCAGCCTGCCAGTAGACGGCAAAGCCCCACGCCTATTCCTGAATCATTCAAGCGAGAGTGCCATTGGCATTGTCACGGCTAGATACGACGACGAAGAAGGCATGATGTTTACCGCAAAAATCAGCAAGACCGCACAAGGCGACGACGCTTTGCAGCTTGCCCTTGACGGCGTACTGGACTCGGTCTCGGTCGGAGTAAACCCAACTAAGACTCGAGCAAACAAAGACGGATCAATAACAGTCCTAGCAGCGGACTGGATTGAGTTGTCTATGGTGCCAGTTCCTGCATTCGCTGGAGCGATCATCACAGACATCGCAGCGAGTATCCACCACGAAGACGAAGAAATAAGTAACATAGAAACAGAACCTACACAGGAGAACGAAACCATGTCCGAGCTAACAGTCCCAGCAGTCGAAGCAACCATTCCAACTGCACCAATTCCAGCACAAGCAAAACGCGAATTTAAGTTGCCAAGCGCAGGCGACTTTATGGCCGCTTACCACATTGGCGGAGACACATTCTCCAACATGAACAAAGCCGTAGCGGAATACAGCGCATCACAGCGCACCGCACTTCAAGCAGCTGCAGGCGATGTGCTTACCACTGACACGCCCGGCTTGCTCCCAATTCCGGTGCTCTTGCCGCTCGTGCAGGATCTAAATTTTGTCAGACCTACGGTGGAAGCACTTGGCGCTCGCGCGTATCCAGACGGCGGACAATCAAAAACTTTTATTCGTCCAACAATTACTACGCACACAAGTGTCGCAACACAGTCAAGCGAATTGTCTGCCGCATCAGCGACAACAATGGTCATCGCTTCAAACTCGGTCAGCAAGACCACGCTTGCAGGACAAGTCACCCTCTCAATTCAGGACATTGACTTTACTTCTGGCCCAGCGATGCAATTAATCCTTAACGACTTAATGGGCGAATACATGATCGCATCGGACAACTTGGCTGCAGACAACTTGCTTGCAGCAGCAAACTCGAGCGGCGTTTGGGACGGAACTCCAGAAGACTTGCTCAAGAGTGTTTACGACGCAGCGAATGATGTTTCGGCAAACCGTAACTGGATGCCGACACACATGTTTGTCTCGGTTGATGTTTGGGCTCAACTCGGTCAGCTTGTAGATTCAAGCAAGCGTCCGCTCTTCCCATTCATCGGCGCAGGACTTACAGGTCAAAACGCACTTGGAGCATCAAGCGCAGGATCATGGAACGGAACCCCAATGGGTCTCCAACTTGTAGTAGACAGCAACTTCGCTGCAAAGACCATGATCATCACCCGAGTCGGTCAAGGTCAAGGCGACGCCTTTGAGTTCTACGAGTCCATTCGCGGCTTGATGAGCGTTGAAGTCCCAGCAACTTTGGGTCGCACAATGTCCTTCCACGGATATGTATCAACCTTTGCTGCAATCGGTGGAATGATCCGCAAGATCACACAGGCTTAGTCGAGAGCGGGGCTACCGCTCATGGCTGTTTACAGCATCACGCATAAATACCTCATAGACAACTACGCCGTAGTTCAACTTCTCACCGATGCAGAAATTGAACTCGGCGCAAGTGTCGTCCTTGCCGGGGTAGATGCAACCTTCAACGGAACCTACACAGTCCGCGCATTACCGCAATACCTCTATGTCGGCATTGATAGCGAAGGCGATCTTCTTTACGATCCAAACATTCCAATCGCTAATCAAGTGCTCGTTGCAAAGACCGCCGATGATGTCGCGCGCACTGCCGCTTCTGGGACGCTAACAATTACTCAAGTTTGCACTTGGGTCACGGCAGCCAACCTTGAGGACTGGATCGGCATCGGCACAGCAACCGCAGCGGACGCCGCGTTTTTAACAGTGTGCGCCGCAGCTTCTTCGCAGTTCGCGTGGCGCCGAAGAATGGAAGCAGGGTATGTGGACTCGCTCACGACCGTCCCTTCACAAGATGTCTTCCTCGGGACGCAAATGTACGGTGGAGCCTTGTATCGCCAGCGTGGATCGGTAGATCAGTTTGCTTCGTTCCAAAACATGGGCGTAACTCCAGTTATGGGTCTAAACGGAATGATCCGCCAGTTGCTTGGGATTGATCGTCCGCAGGTCGCCTAATGCCTGTACCTAACTACACGGATCTATTCAACGAAGGCTACGACGATCTAGTTGCAAAGCTCTCAACGGTCGTCGGGCTCCAAGTAAATAACGATCCGCGCAACATCTCCCCACCTTCCGTCTTTGTCAATATCGACTCAATAGACGGCTACAACTACAATGTCGCAAAACTCAA